TTGATTTACAGTTGGATTTGTTGTAGCGTCACTATCGTCAATAAACTTATATTTATTATTCCCACTACCACTTATGTGAATTTCCCAATTGCCTGGATCCATCTTCTCACGAAGTTGTTGTCTAGCTATTGATATAGCGTAAACATAATCAGGAGTTATGTTAACACCAGTCCCAGCAAAAGTAAATTTTTCTTCTGTTGGCCCTAATAGTGTATTTGTTAATTGTCTGTATATAGCAGCTGATGCTCTATTACCATCTACACCAACAGCACCCAATGAACCACTACCATTAAAATGTCCGTAAGCTACAGAGAATTGTGGTTTAGCGGTTGAGTCTGATTGTGGATTAGCTGAATAAACATCTAAGTAGTAATCAGCTGATGAACCAGATTGTGTAGATGATGTAAAAAATGTAGTGATTGTACCAGCACCATCAGCCCACATTCCAGATGAAACGATGTCTCTTTCATTTCGAACAATGTCGCTTGACTCTAAGCTTGTCTCTTCTTCTACTTTAAAATCTTTAAAAATCATTATTATCTCCTAATTCTTTACGCTGTCGGGTCATTGACGAAGTCATTATTTATAGTTATGGACTTTGTAGCACCAGTATCATTTCCAACAATAGTCAATTGTGTTGACTTTGATTTACTTACTTTAAAATTAGTAATAGTGACAGCTGTTCCTATTCTCGTATCACTATTAGGTGCGTCATCCCTACCTAAGAAGAAAGGAACAGTACCTCCAGACGCAGCCGTAGAATTGGAATTGACTCCAAAACTAACGACAGTATTGTCATGTAATATAAATGTGTACGAAGTGTCGTTAGTACCTGATGTTTCAGCACTTACAGATCTAGTAGTCGGGATTCGTCTATCAGGAAATGTAAGAGTGTCTTCAGTATTTAGAGTTAGAACAGGCATCTTAATCGTGCTCTTTGTGAGAGTTACTAATTTGTATCTCATCACATGATTTTCATCAGGCATTGCTTCTAAAAGCGGCATATTTTCTATTACTTTTCCAAAAAAATCACTTCCATTTGGATGTGTAACATCAAACAAATTGTAATCCACTTCATCATCCGCTAATGCGAACTTTGTAATGTTAAATGCTTCTGTACCTTGTGCTAGTAACTCACGACCTTTTTTCGTTAAAATAGCGTCTACAGTTACGGTAGTATTATTAAGAAATCCCATAATTTGCTCCTAATTATATTTTTTTAAATTTTGTATAATGTGATTCATATATAAATATCACAATATCAAATTTTTATTATTATTTTTCATTATTTAAAACTCCATCGTCTACGCCATCGTTAGACTCATCATCGTCTAGATTGTACTTTTCTTTTAATGTCACAACATCTATTTTATCACCATTTGGTAATGTCTCAGCTACTGTTTTACCATCAAGAATATCAATTACTAGTTGTTTTGCTTTAATCTTTAAAAGTCTATCCCTATCAGTTTCGTAAGTAGGAGTTAAACCTTTTAATCCCCTTTTCTTATTTTTAATTTTCTTTCTCTTTTCTTCAAATGTTATGTTAAATTCTTTTTCATCTTTATCATCTGTCAAAAATTCAGGAACAATACCATCACCCGTAGTTAATGTTGAGTCCCCCTCTTCCGTAGTTACAAGCTTTGTTGGTGCCGATATAATTACTTCAACAGGAGACCTACCATCTGAAGTTGTTTTTATTGTGTTTTTCACACCTTCGTAAAATGAATTTCTCAATCCTTGAAATAAGTGACTGAAGTTATCTAAATCAGAATCTACAAATGAGGATGTATGTGAATTATCTACAGAGCTACTAAGAGATGATGAGTAGAAAGATATGGTTCTTTTATTTACACCATATATTCTAGAGCCGCTGATAACAGGTTGGGGACCACCCTTTACACCATTAAGAGTATCACCAAAGGACATTGTTACATTGGAATAATCACCCTCACCCAATGTTTGCCAAATACTTCTATCTATAAAAGAATCTCTAATCTGAGAACCACTAGCCTCTTTTAGCAAAAACTCTCCACTTGATGAAACTACAGAGGAACCTGTTTCATAACTATATATATCTACTCTTCCAGTATAAGCATCATAATTGGATATGGAAGAACCATGATTAAATGAACCAGTAATTACTATCACCGCATCTTGTGCTCTACCAACGTTTACAGAAGAACTAAAATATGTATTCTCTATCGTTGGAGTCTTACCCATTATTACTTTAGGTCTTTCAAATATATTAGGTTCTATCAACAAACCAACATCTGATTTAGCTCTAGCAGGAATCATTTTTTTCAATTGGGGAAATAATGATTGGTCGTAATATTTAATCAATCTCATATAATCCCAAAAGTTATTCGGACTTGTATACTTTTTCCAATAATTATTAGCTACATGATTTAAACCATTATATTTTAGTTTCAGTTTGTCTCTAGGATCTCCCAAATAATCTTCAAAGTTTAAATCTCCAACAGAATCTATTATATCATTATTTATAACATCAGTTGGTGCAAAGAATATTCCTACTTTATTCGAATCATTAGGTGATTTGTCATACTGACTATCTGTTGCTCTGTGATTTGTATTTAATTGTTTTCCTAACAATATCGGATTGCTTTCTATTCTAACTTTGTTTGTACTTCTTCTTAGAGCACCAATGCTTGGTATATGAGTTTTTTGTTCATCAACAACACTTCTAAAAAAGTTTCCTGTAAATCCACTGTGAGAACCTGATAATGTTGTTGTTTGATTTGAACTTACATCACGAATACCAGCCGTATCAGACGTTAAATTTTTATTGTCGTCAAATGAGTATCTTAGTACTAAGTTTTCATATGATGAAGAAACACTATTACCATCATACGCTTTTGGATTAGCTATGTGATTTTTAAATGATGATGTATTTAGTGTTTCTGTCCAATGTCTGTATTCCATAATAGAACCACTAAACCTAGCTCCAACACCTGTAACAGCAGCTTGTCCACCTATGAATACATCACCGCTACCTGTCCAAGCATTACTAAATGATGCTGATGGTGATTGTGTAACATCCATAGTAGATGTACTGTAAAGATGTATCTTACTTCTACCAGCGTCATACTTACCAACATTTAGTTGATACGATTGAGATACATTTACATTATCACTACCTGAGGTTCTAGCAACCATAACAGAGTAAAAATCTCCATCGTATATAGGTAGAGCAGATGAAGTTATTTCTTTATACTCTCCTTGGTCAATACCAACCTTTGAGCCAGATATCATAAAGGAAACGAAACCATAGTTGTCTGAAGAACCATTGTCTTTAAGTCTGATAAAAAAGTCTTGATTGTTACCATCTTGTTTTTCTACAAGTATTTGATTAGAACCTGTAGCTGCTCTAAACCTAAACTCTATCGTATCCGGCTTTCTACCAGAAGAACCATCGTTAGCCCAAGCAGTCCTAACTGATTGTCCACCTCTGAAGTCTAAAGCTTTTGTAAATTTTCTGCGTATTTCAAACTGAGCAACATCTGTATCTGAGATAACTGGTCCACCATACTCTTTAACCCTTAAAATGGTAGATGGTATACCATAGATGTTTATCAATCCTTTTAGAGCCCTAACAGTACCTTTGTTTTTTAAGAAGAAAGGCATATTATTTATTATACGACTCCAAATTTCACGAGACACATCTCGTTCTGAAGTAGCAGAGTAATCTGAATAAGCAGAACCTGTGACTTGTTTTCCTGTTTCAAATCGTGGCAAATCAATTAAATCTTTTCCATCGTATAAATTCCAACCTAAAGATTTACCAACACTCCAAAGTAAATCTTTGGATATTCCCTGATTTAGTTTATCTCTTCTATCAAATGTATCAGTTAAAGAATTTACATATTCCCATATACCATCAAAATGATGACCTATCATATCTGTAAACTTAATGTAATCATCATTTTGAACATCATTTACTATATGCTCTGGTATCACAGAACTTAATTTAGAACTATTACCTTCATCGTAAAGAGAAGCTGAGTTTATGGTGTTGGTAAACCAAGTTTGAGCTTGTGATGATGTGGTGTGAGCAAGCACATATGGACTAGCTAAATTTCCAGTTCCTGATGTCTTTGGCCAAGCATTATCAAAAAACTCACCCAACGAGCTTGTAACGTAAGATGAGCTTTCAAAATACATATACTTTTCAAATGAATCAAAGTTGTTCTTTACATCCTCTATTGCAAAATGATGTTTTCTTATATCAGCTTCTGCTCCGTTAACACCAACAAAAGATGAACTTAAAATCTTCTTACTTTCTATATCTTCCATCTTTAGTTTAAAATTTCTAATTCTTTTTTCAGCTGAACTGAAATTTATGAAGTTTTTAAATTGTGAGTAATCTGTGTTTAGCTCTACACTATCTAAGCTTTGACTTATAAATTTATTTCTCAGTTCATTTGAAATAGTTTTATCAGCAGTTAGTATATCTGATTCTGTTTTATATAAAGTAGACCTCCTTTGTACAGGACTTTCTGCAGCATCTAAATCTGGACTTCTTAGAACTAAACTTGGAGCTTCTTCAGGAATAAAATCAATTATTTTTATTTTTTCTTCTACAGGTTCACTCATCTCTTTCACAATGATACATTCGTCAAACCTTTCGTACTTTTGGGGTAAAGGTTGATAAAGTTTATAGACTATAGAAAATGGAAAGTTAGTCACAGATAGCCTGTCGGGTTTAAAGTTTGTTGTTAAAAATAATTCATTATCAAACTTTAAGTACGTTGTTAAATCTCTAGGGTTCAGATTGGTAAATGAAATATTAAAAGAACTAAAAGTAGAATTTTGAGTTGCATTGTATACATCTGGATCTCCATCGGTATTTTCATCTTGTGCGCCAACGAACTCTGCAACTTCTCTTATATTTTTGTCAACTTTTATTTTTGTATCACTAATAACTTCAACTATTTGTGCGTAAAACGGACTGAATATATCACGAGTAACTGCTTGTTGTGTCAATGTAAAATTCATAAAAAGGTTGTCAATCCAGACAATACCTTGTTGCATTGTATTCGTGGAAGCGCCATCACCATCAATATATAATCTCCAAGATGCATTTAAAATCCAGTCATCGGGAACTGGTATCTCAGCCGTTAGTGTTTGCCACTCGCCCGCAAAATCAGGTGATAATATAACAGTAGTGCTTTGGTGAACTGTATATCTATAACTCGGGCCATCAGGTGATGTGGATTCCCATTTAGCAGAAGCACCACTCCATCTCCAGTTTCCGTCTGTACTGAGAACACCATCTTGTGTGGGATTGTCATCAAAATCAAAAGTAACACGATCTGAAACTTGATAAACAGGCTCGCGTAAACCAGCAGGCAAACCTTTCTGTTTTTGAGCATTTTGATTTACGATTTCCGTGTACCCAAAATAGTATTGGCCGGCAGTACTATTATCTGTTAAGATTACTGTTTGAAGTCTACCAAGCATACCAAATGCATTACTTGAATAATTTATTGGTGTAGCTGGTTCTTCATCATTACCTAATATGTAATGGATACCATAGTTGTTAGCTGCAGGATTTCTAACTCCAAATGTGACATCTGTATATGTTAATCCACCGACACCAGTTTCTCCTGTGTATTGCCTTTTACCACATTCAGGAAAAAGCGAATCTAAATCACTGTATTTAGTAGCATAATCTCCAGGCATCTTATAACTTGACAATGTAGCTGTCAAAAAAAATGCTGGTATTGTATCAAGACCCTCACCGAATTGTTCTATAAATGCACCATAATGCTCATATGTCGAGAAATTAAGACTCCATGGTTTTGCAGGAAGCATAAATTTCATCGTATGAGCAGTACTAGCGTTAATATGTGGAAAGAAAACACGTGTTAAAAAACCATCCGTTTGTTTAAAAAGTTCTACAGTAGCTTTATCCGGATTATTCAGAGAATTTTGGCTACTTGTCAAATCACCCGTTGTGTCATACAACGTATGCATTATCTGTCCGACAATAAAGAAGTGTACATAGTTTTTTTGGCTAGTTGAATACAAATCTCTGTCCGAGATATCTCTCACGAAAGTAACAACTAATTGATTATCATTTTCTAAAACAGCGTCATTTAAACTTTCATCTATATCGGATAGAAAGTTTATGGTGTTAGCGTTACCATCACCTTTTTTTAACAGACTATCACCTCTCTCTATCTGAAAAAACTTATTAGAGTTTACCTCTCCTCTACCATCGTTATAAAATATTAGGTAATTTCTTGGTCTCATTCTATATGGCATATAATCATTTACACCAGCTGGCATTATTTCGCTTGGTCTTGATACCGCTTGTATAAAGCCTGTTTCAAAGATATCATCATACAGAGTTCTAGACACACCATCGTTTCCAACAACTATGTTATTTCTAAAAACATTACTTTCAGACCATTCCTCTATGGTTTGCATATATGTATAATAAGATGCTTTACTTATCGGCGCTCCAAGGCTGGTTCTCCAAACTAAATCATCTTTAAATAAAAATATTTCAGGTAAATCTTCACCTAATAAATCTCCAACAGTACCAGCCTGCCATCCTGCGTTTTCTCCAGGAAATCTTGTTCTAGGATAGTGAGATGTACCTTGTCCTGGAGTTTGTGCGGGATGATGGTTTACTGCTTTAGGATTATTTACAGAGCCTACAGGTGGTACCGGAAAATCTATTGAAGCGTAATCAGGATGTACAACCCACGCAGTTCCATCCCATACCCACTGTCCTTCAGCACTTTGCTCTCCGCTCATGTTAGTTACACCCACAGCACTCCAAGTGTAGTATACTTCATCATCTAATTCTTCTATAGCTGATATCTTCCAGCTTCCATTACCACCTAGTTTAGAATCAAAATCCCCAACTTTAAGTTTAGAAATAATAGGTGGGGGAACATTGAAAAAACTCATTAAGGCCGTAGAAGTAGCTGGTGGTTGAGATTCTTGTATATCTCCAAGTGTAACAATTCCATCCGGTGGGTTCTCTGGTATATCTTCTGTTGGTCCAGGCACTACAGCCAATGGATCGTAGTAACCTTCAGGAACGTAATCAGGTGGTGTAGAGTCTGCTGTAAAGCCATTAGCAAACCTAAACATAACCCTTACCCCTTTGTTAGGTACTGTACTCTTAACATCCATAGACAAGTTTATTACATCACCATTAACTACCCCAACGCTAGAAAGAGCATCCATTTTTTGAGTCGTTCTTAGTCCTCTATATCTTTGTTCGGATGGCCAAGCAGGAATATCTAAAAATTGTTCATTTAAATCAGTAAACTTAAAGCAAGTTCCTCCATCTCTACCTTCTCCCAAAACAGCTTTTGCATGGTAACCTATGGTTTGAGTTCCGTACCAATCGCTATTGATATTGTCTGCAGAATCGTAACGTTGAAAGCCAGGATCCCATTCGTTAGCACGTACGGCATCATCATGTAAAGTTTCATCCCAAGGCCATTCTGTACCTTGCATTATAATTTCGCTTATTCCATTTACACTTCTGTCCCATAAATCTTCGAAATCACCATTTTTTACAAAATTTTGTTCTGTAGTAGCTGGACTACTCAATGTATCTGTTTTATAAACATCGTTTATTGTTATACTAGCTTTTTCCATTTTACTAGTAAATTTAAAATCACCACCATCTAAAATATTCAAAATAGTAGATTCGTACAAATCACCTTCAAAAGTTATATCATTTTCTACATTTTGATTTACTGTTGGAATTGATGTTACGAAAAATTCATCTTTGTAAGAACCATTGATATTTTTTGCTTTTAATCTTATCTCTTTTCTACTAGGAGATATTACATCTATTTCATATTTCAATCTTTGAAGTGATAATGCTTCTTTATTTGATGAGTCTTGAATAAATTCTTCTTCTGTACTAGCAAATATTAAACCATCCGGAGTAACAAATACCCTATCCATCTGAGTATACACATCACCAATTTTGGTGTCACTTTTATTTATAGTATGTGTAAGTACCGCTGATTCATCTCCAGCCAACCTTCTAAGAAAGTTATATTTGATATTAAACACACCACTTTGATAACCCATAGCTCTTATGTGATTTCCTGGAAAAAATTCTACAATGCCATCTGATGCTACAAATTCGGATATAGGTAAGTTTCTAAATTGTATCAGATTTTTGTTTTCATCGTAAAGTTCAAATAAAACAAAATCTCTTGAATTTTGTGAACCCCAAACACCATCCTCATATGGTTTTAAACCAATGGTTGTTCTACTACTAGCATCAAGTAATCTTAAATCTTTTTTTGTTAGTTTACTTGACATTATAACTCCTCAATCTGTCTATCTATCACATCGTTAAGAATACCGAAATTTTCTTCGGTTTTTAATTTTTTTACCGAAAGTTGATGAGCTATTCTAGTAGTCTCATCTTCAGGCAATCTATTTGTAAAAGGATTTTCAAACAGTAAAATAGTACCATCATTTTGGTCTCTGTTTAGAAGTACTTCATTAGCCCACAATGAGCCAGACACTTGTGTTTCTCTTATCATGTCATCTCTTCTTAAAAGATACTGATTTTCATCAGCATCAATTAGCTTTTGATAAAATGGTAGATTATTTAGTTCCTCTTGTGTATAAGGCATTTTTTTATCTCACTACTTTAAATGTAAAATCATCGTCAAAGTGTTGTATGGTTTCCTCTGCTGTGTTACTACCACTTACAACTCTAAATTGAAATTTGTAATATCTTTCTGCTTGTAATCCATTCATCCACAAGTTAAAATAGTTTCCTGTTGAGTCACAACTTACCAAAGAGCCTGTTCCAAATGGTATTATAACATCGTCTGTCTGACCATCGATTACTGAATAATAAGCACCATCACCACCTATACTTCCTTTACTACCACTTGGTAAATACTTTTGCGTTAGATATGTTGAAGATGTATTTGAGAAAGACTTCGTTGGATACTTTCCTCTACCACATAATCTAAACTTTACCTTAGAGCTTTCTTTATATTCAGGTCTTAAATTCTTCATATATACTTGCAAGTCTTCCAACTCTGTTGATGATAATCCACTTAAAGATCCTGTGTTCCAGCTTGTATCGTACCACTCAACTTCTAGCTTTGGTGGGTATATTGTATTAGTTTGTCTTGAAAAGAATTTAAAATTACCTAACTTATCTGTACTTCCCTCATCAAGATTGCTATTTGCATTACCAAAACTACCGCTTCTTTTAACAATAAATCCGTTGTTAGGGTATGTTCCATCTAACCACTTGTTCATAATTGGTGTAACATCCATTCTCATATCATCGGAACCATACTTAAAAGATTGTGATGCGTAAACATTTTCATGCCATGCTCCACCAGAAGATGATACGCTAGATTGTCCAGCACCTAACCAATAACTTCTTTGGTTCTGACCATCTCTGTACTGCCAACTAGCTCCTTCCGTAGTAATTGGTTCGTCATTAAATGTTCCTTGACCTTCAACCCAACTTTGACTAATCGGATAAGCAAATAATGATTGACTCGTATTTAATTCTTCGGAACCAGCATCATATAGATTTAAATAATATTTAGCATCCGTAGATATAGTTCCATTTACTATCGAAGATGATATCTCACTAATATCAAACTTAATTAGTATACGAGAAACTTTGATGTTACCACCTGAAGTACTCATATCTTTTCTTACTTCTAATATCTCATCCAAACCAGCATTACTACTACCACTAGCTTGATATAAAGTTGTATCTATTTCTGGAAAAACAAAGTAATGCATTAGTTACCTCCTGTTGAATTACCAATTACTCTACCCTCAATATCTACATTAGGATACTTGAGTTCAAAGCAACTTGGATCTAATGATGGATAAACAACCCCATCTTTTGTGGCGCTTTTAATATCAAAAACATTTCCTGAGTAACCATCTGACACCTTAAACTTATTAGTTATCACAACAGGATTTTTATTTTCCGAACTATCATCTTCAGGTGAAACTACTGCAGATACACCGTCACATAGAGATATTTCATATGCTAAATCAGCTAATACGATTGGTTGTCCAATCTGCCACTTATCAATATCAAAGAACTCTTTAACTTTTTGTATTGTTCTAAGAACAACTTCATCTTTATTGTAACCAACTTTTGTTAACAAATTAAACTTTACTCCTATATTAATTACGAAAGCATCTTTTATATTAACTGCATCCGTAACCATTCTAAATTGTGCTAGGTAAGTTTGTATATTTTCTTTTACTGCTTGATTTACATTAGCTAATCTTTTACTGGCATCAAATCCTAAGACATAAAGATTTAAAGCTAATGGATTTACTATTCTGTCGTCTGAATTTGCACCTGAATTACTATCTAATTGTGTGTCTTGAACAATGTAAGCTTTAGCTATATTTCCATACTTTGCTGGTAGAGCATAGACTCTTGTAATATAATCTTCTTTAGTTACAGCTCTTGCTTGTGCTTGAAAGTAAGACATAGCGTTATTTTTGACTTCTATAATACTCTCAGAACCTCTACCACCTGCCGCAGGATTTGGATTACTTACCGCTAAAGAAGCTCTTGTTGTAGCAGCTAATGCTGATGATAATCCTGTTTCATCTAATACTGCATTTGAAAATCTAACATTCTTTAAGCTATTTGAACGAATGTTGTGGTCTACACCACCACCATATTTATATGTAATTGTTAATGTGGTATTAGACGGAGCTTGTCCGTATGCTTTAGTTGCTAAAAAGTTAGAAGGATCGAAAGCTGTGTTTAGATAAGTTGGTGAACCTGGTAAAGTAGAACCAACCTCATCTGGATTTGGAACTATCTCTTCATCAGGACTATCGGATGTACCAGCACCAAACCTTAATTCTGTTTTACCATCCTCTCTGATAAATGTAGTAAATCTTCTTGATGTCTTTAGAAGTTTTAGTAGATATGGAGCTTGGTCAGCGTAAGTGTAAAGTTGGTCGTCATTTCTAATAGTATTTTCCATATCTGAGAATACAGTATCTTGAGCTAAAAATGGAACCTCATACCAACTATTACCATCATCATCAACACAAGAAAGTACTTCTGTCACATCTGCATTCGCTAAACTTATTCTCGAATACTTTTCAGCTGAGTTAAACGTAAAAAACTCAGTAGCAATATCTCCACTACTAACCTTTACTGATTTTTTAAGCAAATGAGTCACGGGTGTTGCTCCAGAACTTTCGTAGATACTAGACTCTAAAGGGTCGTAAGAGCTAGAAAATTTAAAATTACAATCTTCTTGTGTTATAAATGTTATTCCAGTCTCAGATTCAATTTCCATTCCAGCTTTTACTAGTAAAGCATATCTTAAATCTGGTTTGTTTGATAAAGATGGTACTGTTTGAAATATATCTATTCTAGTTGAAGCAGCTGTAGCTTGTTTTGGTTTGTAACCAAGAGATTGAGCCATATTGTAAACTGTCTTCTTTTCTTCTGCAAAAGATAACAAACTTTCTTTAAACTGATTATCAATGTAGTAAGAAAGTACATCACCAACATAACTAGCCATTTCAATAAACATCATACCTGGTGATGATTCATTAAAATCATTAAACTGATTTGGAAAGTATATTTTTGTAAATTCAATCAGGTTATCTTTGAAAGATGAAAAATCTTTATTCAGATATCTTACTTCCTTTGCTGATTTATCTTTAGGTGGTGTGTACGGCATTATTTGTCTCCTAGTAAGTACTCAAATCAAAAGATAATTTT